GTAAAAAGCGAACGTGAAACGTTTTCTATTCTTAAAAGATTATCTTCTTCTGAAGACATTATTTAATCTTAATATCTAAAAGATGATCTTTGGTATCAAAAGTACTGTCTTTTTGAGTTCCATCTACCTCTAAAGAAACTCCCTCCGGCACATGAAATGGCGTGTGCTTATAAATATAGTTGATTAGTTGAGGGTGCGTCGGACCAAACGAAAGATGATGAAATCTTCTATGAACCGAATGAATCATACCAACTAGTTTTCCTCTTTCGTTGAACAAAGGAGAACCAGATGAACCACCTATAGCTGGCACAGTATAAAGAGAAAACCCCCACTTATGCCCAGAGTATCGTCCTTCTAAGACTGGCGCGGTCTGAACGTTAAACATTCCCACTGGAGCCGCAATATTATAGATTTTATCTCCAATTACAGGAGCATCGTTTCTCTCTATTTTTACTGGAGCCTTATCAAACCCGCCAGCATACAATATACAAGTATCAAGTTTATTATTGATATTTATGGTCTTGGTATCGTGTTTAACTCCATTCATATCAATAAGAAAAGTTTTCTGCTTTACTTTGGCGTTACCTCCTAGATCGTTTAAGATAGCACTAGGATCGCAGCTATGTCCTGTTGTCAGGATATAAGAACCGTGAGGATATGTTCTTACGATCGACCCACTGGAAGTCGCTCCTAATTTAAAGTTCATACAGGTATTATCTACACATTTTGTTACATCGTAAGTTGCTACTACCTTTACAAAAGAATCGAAAGGAAGCTTCTGTTTTAAAGCAAAATATCCATTAAATGTCCCACCACAGGATGGTAAAAATATTAATGAAATCATCAATATAAGGTATTTTAAACTATTCATCGTCGTTTTTCTCCTAGTAAAAATAACTAGAACCTATTTTGTTTTCTATTTACTAATATAAGGATTATCTATGAAAAAAACATATGTCTTTGATACAAGTGCCATTTTGGCTGACTATAAATGTATCTATGAATATAGCAAAAATGATATTGTAATCCCCTTTAAAGTGCTCGAAGAAATTGATTCTCACAAGAAACGACAAGATGGCGTCGGCTATAATGCTCGCATGATTATTCGTGAGTTAGATTTGTTACGAGAAAAAGGCAATATCCACCAAGGTGTTAGAATAGAAAAAGGGAAAGGTCTTCTCTCTATCCGAGGATACGATAAAAATTTACTTCCCGATGAATACAAACTTTCTAATGCTGATAACGAAATTATTGGAACTGCGATAACTGAAAGAAAAAGAAACTTTGATAAAAAAGTAGTTATGGTGACCAAAGATATCCACATGCGCGTTAAGTGTGATACGCTACAATTGCCGTGTGAAGATTATGATAAAGATAAGGTCCCCTCTCAAGACGAATCGTATTCAGGCACTATAGAACACTTAATAGACGACACCCTAGTAGATTATTTTCACGAAGGGCAAGAAGTTTATCTCGACGAAAAAGAAATCACCCTTCATCCCAACCAATGTGTTTTATTTAGATCAAATCAAAATTCTAAAAAAACCGCGCTTGCGAGGTTTATTGATTATGATACTCCAATACAAAAAGTCTCTTCTAACAAAAGAGGTATGTGGGGAGTTAAACCTAAGAATAAAGAACAGATTTTTGCTTCGGAGTTACTTATGGATGAGACTGTACCTATCGTCTCTTTAGTAGGTCCCGCAGGGTCAGGTAAGACACTCTTAGCCATAGCCGCAGGACTAGAACAAACCCTAAGCAAAGGGCTTTACAACAAGCTCGTTATATCACGCCCAGTACAACCTGTGGGTAAGGACATCGGATTTTTACCCGGCACAGTAGAAGAAAAAATGAATCCCTGGCTAGCTCCCATCAGAGACAACCTTGAGTTTTTAATGTCTTACTCTTATTCTAAAAGAGATAGTTACGAAACTCTCGACACCTATATCCAATCAGGAGTTATCGAAGTAGAAGCACTGACTTACATTCGCGGTCGCTCAATCGCAAATGCTTATATTATTATTGATGAATCTCAGAACTTAACAGCACATGAATTAAAGACTATAATAACTCGTGTAGGAGAAAATACAAAAATTATCCTTACAGGAGATGTTGAACAAATAGATAATCTCTATGTTGACCAACAATCAAATGGTCTATCTTACGCGATAGAAAAGTTCAAAGCACACAGCCTAGCTGGACACCTTACTCTCAAAAAAGGTGAAAGAAGTGCCGTGGCGACATTAGCATCAAAAATTCTATAGGAGAGAAAAATGCAAGAAGAAAATCCACTCGAAGAAGTTGTAGAGCCAGACAATGATTTAAAAAACATGCTTGTAGAGTATGTCGGTGAAAAAAACGACCCTGAAGACCAACTAGTAACTGTAAAAATGTTAGTAGAAACTCTAGCCGACGAGTTCCCAGAGCTAATTCTAGCAGTCGCTGAAGAAAACTGGACACGCGGATACCACCAGGCTCTCACAGATGTAGAAGTAGGAGAGAAGCTCTATAAAGAAGAGCTGAAAAAACAAAAGAATGAAGAAGAAAATTAAAGATATTGTTCTGTCTTCCTATAATAAAGCACTTAGGGAAAGAAAAGAATTTCATTTAAACGGCTCATTAATCCAAATTGTAAACCCTTTGACTAGACAAGTGGATATTTCGTCTATAATTTCTTTTTTAAGTAAAAATATCCCTACAGAGATATTAAATCTGGTAGATATTTATTATATTGGAAATTTTGATGTCTTTAAGAAGAGAAATACTAACGCAGCATATATGGATGGAGCTATATATCTTAGCTCAGATCAAGAAACTGAAAAGGATCTTTTAGATGATATCATACATGAACTTGGACATGCATTAATAGAAAAAGAAAATATTAATATTTTTGGAGATGGGTTAATTAAGCGCGAGTTTACGGCAAAGAAAACTGCTCTTAAAAGGATTCTAAGGTCGAAAGGATATGATATACCAAAATTTTTTAATTCAACTTCTTTTTCACCAGAAATGGATGACTTTCTATATAAAGGAATTGGATATGAAGTGCTAAGACCTATGATTAACGGCTTGTTTATGAATCCTTACGCTGTGACTTCTTTAGAAGAATATTTCACATCAGGTATGGAAGACTATTTTCTTGGTAAATCCCTATTATTAAAAAGTATTTCTCCGGCACTATTTAATAAACTGGAGTCTTATAATGAATTGGAATATTGAAATAAAAGAAGAGCGGGTACAGGTATCTCTGAGAGTGGATCATATTAGAAACACCAGAGGTGCAAAAGCCACATATACTGTTAGCGATGCTATTGAGTATCTAATGAAAAATAACATTAAAATTAATGAAGTAATCACCGATTGTGTAATCTATAACTATCAAACAAAACAGAGATGCGCCGGAACTTGGGTCTTTTCTCTTCCACCCAAACCAAAACCGAAAAAAACGCAACCACCCGTTGAAAAGAAAGAAAATGTGCTTAAAATGACTAATAAGAAAACCATCAAGAAGTAGTCTAATGCCACATATATCTTTCTCTGAGTTAGTTACCTGGAACGAATGTCCTCACAAGCACAAGCTTATTTACCAAGAAAAGATTCGCCAATTCCAAGGAAACGAATTTACTGCGTTTGGAACATCTATTCATAATGTATGTGAGAATGTTCTGCTAGACGAATCCGTTGATATGAAAAGAATATTTCTAGAATCAATGGACAAAGAAAAAGCATCTTTAGGATACAAAGGGATAGAGGTCGATAAAAAGTTCTGGTCTGAACTTAAAGAGCAAGGCATTGAACTTACACACCACATTCTTCCAGGCGTAAAGCGATACTTTGGATCGTATGAGGTTGTTTCCACCGAAGAGAAGCTCTTAGAGCCATCTCTCGTAGACGATGATTACAATTTCAAAGGTTTTATCGACTTGGTTATAAAAACTGAAGACGGTAAATATCACATTATCGATTGGAAGTCATGTTCCTGGGGCTGGGATCTGAAAAAGAAAACTGACCCTATGATTACTTACCAGCTGACATTATATAAATATTACTTTGCTCTCAAGCACGACATTGACCCAAAGATGATTGAGACACATTTT